AAAAAGTTGTAACTTTATTTGATAATGATGTTGCTGGACATAATGCTGTTAATAAATATGAACAGTTATATGACATAAAGGGCACATGGTTAGATAGTAGCAAAGACATTGCTGATCTTGTAAAAGAGAAAGGCTTTGCTGATGCTCATAAAGAAATAAAAGTTAAACTTAAAAGTGTTTTATGAAATGGTTTATACCAGGTAACGTACCAAGTAGTAAAAATGGACGTAGATGGACAGGCAGATATTTCGTGTCCAGCAAAGCAACAACTAAATATAGAAAAGCAACAGCCAAATACTATGACATGTATAGAAAAGGGTTTAGAAAGCAATTAGCTAAACTTGAGTTACCTGTTAAGATATCATTTAAGTTCATCAGAGGTACTAAACATAAGTTTGATTATATAAATCCTGCACAGACAGTGCAAGATGATATGGTTAAACATCATTGGATTGATGATGATAATTGTGAAAACATTCTACCCGTATTTGAACCTTATGAATATGATAAGGAAAATCCAGGCGTAGAAATTAAGTTAATTAAAAATGGAAACAAAACTAAAAAGAAACCTAGCAGTTCAAGTGATTAAAGATCACAATATAGCAAAAATAGAAGTAGATTATAGTGGTGGTGGTGATGACGGATGTATAGATGAAGTCAGATTTGAAGATATTAATGAAAAAAAAATTTATGTTAAATTAGATGGTGAAGTAGAAGCAGAGTGGGATGACTTACTCTATGATACATTAAGTCACCACATAGAGTGGGATTGGATTAACAATGATGGAGGATATGGTCAAATGATAATTGATTGTACAAAAAATCCATGGAAAGTTAGTATTAATCACACACAACGTATTTCAGAAGATCATTATTATGATGATATAGAATTCAGTACTGATAATAAACAACATTTCTTTTAATGGCACATCCAAATATTCATGCCAAGTCTTCTGTAAAGAAGTTTGGTGGATGTCCTGATGACTACATACATATACATAATTGGTTAGATGCAACAAAAAGTTGGGTGGGCAATCACCTACACAGAATGTTTCGTCATCACAGTGAAGGTATATTTGAATGTGAAAGAAAATTCGGGCCAGTATTTACAAATTCAGATGGTAAACCTGTTTATACAAGATATGTTGCAGAGCAGCATGTAAGAGAAGATTGTAATAACTACATTCCTTCTGCCAAAGAATGGTTGGACAACATGCACAAGAAAAAACTACCCTTGTGGATGATTAAAACAATGAAAATTAATGATTAGTTTAGAAGAATATAAAAAATTAAGAGAACTCCTCCACGGATCTGATGAAGATTATGAAGTGGCTTGTGAGAATATAAAAAATATGAAAGAAATAACATCTATTACAAAAATGTTATTTGCTAAATCTTTAATGTTTGGTAAAAGACAGGCTTTTTGTGAAAAGTTTGAAATAAATTACTATGCTATTAAAGAATGGAAAGAAATGTTTAAAGATCTTGACAATACTTTAGGTATAATAACTGAACAAGAAATTGTAGAATTTGAAGTGCATCAACAAATGCTTCCTGTTTTTAAAAATACTTGGTCATTTATTAAAGATGTTAAGATTGAACTTGATTGGGATCATAAGAAACCAGTTGATAATGCAGTTAATAGAATACTAGAAAATAATATAGATGGATAGTTTTACAGCAACAGGTTTAGCTGAAGGTTTTATTGAAGCTGAATCAGAAGAACAAATAATAGAAGCTTGGCAGTATCTTCATGATACTGGATTAGCATATAAATTACAAGGTTGGTTCGGAAGAACAGCACAACAATTAATTAATGATGGAATAATAAATGATGGACATACAGGATAAACTAGCAAGAGCTTGTAAGTCACTAATATTAAGAGAGCCCTTTTATGGGCTCTTTTTAATTGGACTTAACAAGAAAATAAGAAAAGACGTCCCAACAGCGGGTGTCAGTAAAAATGGTATAGGTATACAATTATCTATTAACCCGGATTTCTTTATGGGATTATCAGATGAACACCAGATAGGTTTACTTAAACATGAACTATTACATGTTTCATTTGGGCATCTTATGATGAGAGACTCTTATCCTAACAAGAAGTTGTTTAATATTGCTGCAGATCTTGAGATCAATCAGTATATAGATAAAAACATGCTTCCTGAAGGTGGTTTAACTTTAGATAGTTTTGCTGAACTAAAACTACCAAGAAAAGCCGGTACTAAAAAATATTATGACTTATTGGAACAAGAATGCAAGGATAATCCTTGTCAGTCACTGCAATCTATATTAGATCAGATGGATGGTGACAGTCAGTATGATCATAAGACATGGGAAGAGTTTGAAGAACTTGCAGAAGCAGAAAAGAAGCTAGTTCAAAGACAAATTGAGCATCAGCTTAAAGAAACTGCAGAACAAACTGAAAAAAGAAGAGGAACTATTCCAGGTGAATTAGCCGAACTAATTAAAAGGTTAAGAACAGTGCTACCTCCATCATTTGATTGGAAAGGTTATTTAAAAAGATTTGTGGGTAATTCCGTGTTTACTTTCACAAAGAAGTTGAGAAGAAAATTCAACAAAAGATATACAGATAATCCAGGTCTTAAGATAAAACACAAGAATCATATATTGATTGGTGTTGATACTTCAGGATCTGTTAACACGAAGGAACTAGAACATTTCATGAGTGAGATGGTTCATGTTCAGAAAACGGGACATCAAATAACTGTAGCACAATGTGACACAGGTATTAGTGATATATCCCCTTTTAATAGTAGAAAGGATTGGCAAATAAAAGGTAGAGGAGGCACATGCTTCCAACCGGTTATTGACCATTTCAATGAAAGAAAAGGTAGATATACTGCCCTTATATATTTAACAGATGGTGAAGCACCAGCTCCAGAAGACTGTCCAAAGAACACATTATGGGTTCTTAGTGCAGATTCTCAATGGACTGATCATTTACCAGGAAAAACAATACAATTAAACGCACAATAAAATGGCACAAGTAAATTTAAATATAGATGAATTAAACGGTTTTGTAAACCATATAATAAAGAATAATAGATTCTTACAAGAGCAAGGGAAAAATCCAGTTGCTGTAGAAGTAGTTGGTGAATCAGGTATTGGTAAAACATCTGCTGTACTAGATCTAGCTAAAGAAAATGAATTAGATTTTGTTAAGCTTAATTTAGCTCAGATAGAAGAATTAGGTGATTTAGTAGGTTTTCCTGTTAGACAATTTCAAATGTTTAGAGAAAAACAAGTCCCTAAGAAGATTGATGACCTTCAATATACAGTAGCTCAGAAAGCTGCAGCATCTGCACAAGTTGCAGACTCTACTATGACTAAGAAGATTGGTCAATGGGTTGATGAACTTGCAGTTGAAGAGTATTTAAGAAAAGGATGGAAGATGACCGGTAAGAATAGAATGTCTTATTGTGCACCAGAATGGATTGCTGATAAAAAGAAAGGAGGTATACTTCTTCTTGACGACTGGAACAGAGCAGATGTTAGATTTATTCAAGCTGTAATGGAATTGGTTGACAGACAACAATATATATCTTGGTCTTTACCGGCTGATTGGCATATTATACTAACCAGTAATCCAGATAATGGTGACTATATGGTTAATAGTATTGACTCAGCACAAAAGACTAGATATATTACTGCTAACCTAAAGTTTGATGCAAACGTATGGGCAAGATGGGCTGAAGAACAGCATATTGACACTCGTTGTATTAACTTCTTATTACTGCATCCTGAGTTAGTAAATAAAGAAACAAATGCAAGATCCATCACAGCATTCTTCAATTCTATTTCAAGTTTTGAAAAGTTTGAAGATGACTTGAGTATGATCCAAATGATTGGTGAAGGTTC